GACTATCCATATAAGATTGTATCCAATGAACGTTCAGTTGACGAGAGCCAACGAATGACGGTTAGCGAAGCAATCGAATGGACGAATGGAGTTATTAATGCATACTTTGCATTGTATGACCGGTTGACAGTTTCCCGTCGTCGTTAGACCTCGGGGCTTTCTCGGGCTAGTTATAGCTAACGTTATAACTAGCCTTAGTATAAATAAAGCTTGACTGTTGCATAAATGCAACAGCTCGCTGCGCTCGCGGTAAGCGGCGCCCTGCGGGCGCTTAGGGTACCTGTAACCTGTTGCAAAAATGAAACAAGTGTTGTAAAAATGCAACACCCCTTTTTTAGAAAAGGATGTTTATTATTACGTATATATATAATAATCTATACATAGAACATGGACATAAAAGATTTCAAAGATCAATTAACTGATTTAACTCCTGAAAAACGTAAGTTGTTTGCAGAGCTCTTAGAGCGCAAACAAAACTTAAAGAGGACCCACGATGCACAAAAAAACTTCTTGAGTTTTGTAAAATTTATGTGGCCAGATTTTGTGGAAGGGACCCACCATAGAATCATAGCGGAAAAATTTGATAGAATTGCGGATGGGACCCTAAAACGTCTAATTGTAAATATGCCACCCAGACATACCAAATCTGAATTTGCATCATTTATGTTACCGGCATTTATCATGGGCCGTAATCCAATAACCAAGATTATTCAAACATCACACACTGCAGAGTTATCACAAAGGTTTGGTCGTAAGACAAAACAATTAATTGACTCGTCAGATTATAAAAAAATATTTCCAGAAACAGCACTCCAAGCAGATTCAAAAGCTGCAGGTCGTTGGGATACCAGTGCAGGTGGCGAATACTTTGCAGCTGGTGTCGGCGGTGCGATTACCGGTCGTGGTGCGGATTTGTTAATTATCGATGATCCACATTCAGAGCAAGACGCATTATCGGAAACGGCAATGGAGAATGCATACGAGTGGTATACATCAGGTCCTCGGCAACGTTTACAACCTGGCGGTGCAATCGTTCTTGTTATGACGCGGTGGTCAACAATTGATCTGACTGGTAACTTGATGAAAGCACAAGTTGAACCTAAAGCTGACCAATGGGAAGTAGTGGAGTTTCCGGCAATCATGGACAGCGGTCTACCGACGTGGCCTGAGTATTGGAAGCTACAAGAATTAGAATCTGTTAAAGCATCACTTGCAATTACAAAATGGAACGCGCAATGGATGCAACGGCCAACGTCCGAGGAAGGTGCAATCTTAAAACGTGAGTGGTGGAAACCTTGGGCAGAAAAAGATACACCAAACTTACATTACATCATTCAATCCTATGATACTGCATTTAGTAAAAAAGAAACGGCGGACTATTCGGCGATTACGACATGGGGAGTATTTTCTCCAGATGATGCACGACCTGCATTAATTTTGTTGGACGCGCGCCGTGGTCGGTGGGAGTTTACCGAGCTTAAAGAAACAGCACTTAAAGAATATAATTACTGGGAACCAGAGATGGTATTAGTTGAAGCTAAAGCAAGTGGTATGCCGTTGTCCGATGAACTGCGTCGAGCTGGTATACCCGTTACTAATTATACTCCGACCAGAGGTAACGATAAACATACAAGGGTCAATTCCATTGCACCAATGTTTGAATCAGGTATGGTGTTTTACCCTGAGGGTAGAACATTTGCTGAAGAAGTTATTGAAGAATGCGCCGCTTTCCCGTATGGTGAGAATGATGACTACGTCGATACGGTCACGCAAGCGTTGATGCGTTTTAGGCAGTCAGGATTAATTCAGCTACGGATGGACTACGAACCAGAACCGTTAGCACAAACTAAAAGGGTATTTTACTAATGGCCGGTATAGAAGATTTAGAACCATCGATCTCGCGTAAGATGCAGTTCGGCGCTGCACAAGAAACTTATTTGTTAGGTGACTTGTATCGTTTAACAAAAGCAGGACTTGATCCAAATAAAACTATTGAAGATATTGAGCAAGAACGATTAGAAAAGTTATACGAAAAGTTTCCAGAATTTAGAAGTGGTGAGTATGAAAATGATGCTGCGGTATGGACAGGACGTGTTGGTATTATGGCAAGTGATCCTATCTATTATGCAATACCATTTAGCGCTGCAACAAAGTTAACGAAACTCGGTCCACGGTTGGCTGCCTTGAGTGGACTTGGTGCTGCTACAGGTGCAACATCTGGAGCGATTCAAGGTACTGCACGAACTGGTGAGTTCTCACTTGGTGAGGTTGCAAAGAATGCAGGCATCGGTGCTGCAGCTGGTCCTATATTTTATGGTGTTGGTCAAGGACTATCTAAAGTTGGAAAGACAGCTACGAAACTAAAAGACCCAGCATATAGAGATCTTGTTACACCAAATATTTTAAAGACAGATGCACCACGACCAGTGGCAGGTGTTGGTGCTAATGTATCTCCTGTTATTACTGGCAATTTATCTAGGGTACCTAAAGTAATGGAAAGTTTACCCAATAGTGATTATCAAAAAATTTTAAACGCAATAACCTTAAGTGAAGGAGCTCCAGGAGGTTCTTTAAGAAGCGCTATTAAAAAATTAGGTTTGAAAAATACCGATTCTAATAGGACAATTCTTTCACATTATAAAAGATATGCTCTTAAAGAACGAGGACTAACTTCAAAAATTGATGCTTCTTCTCAATATACTCCCGATCAATTAAAAAATATTCCGATTAAAGTACTTGACCCTACTAGAAAAAGTAAAGAGTCTTTTTTAAACCACACTGGAAAAGATATTCCGGAATTTGCTTTAATTAAACAGGAAGGAGTAATAATTCCAGATTATTATTTTGTTAAGCCTAGTAATACCGGCGCTGTAAGAATAAATATTAATGAAAATCCTGTGTTTAAAAAAATATTTAAAGACAAAGATAAGTTAAATAAATTTTTATACTACATTAGAGAATATCCAGACACACTTACGATAGCTACAAAACCAGAGTTGAAAACAAAAATTGCTAAAGATTTGAAAATGTCTGCTAAAGATTTATTTGGAGGGACTGGAACACTTCGAGGGTCTAATTTTAATAAGGCAAAAATTATAGCTCAGAGTTTGCCAAAGTATGATACTTCACAGTCTGAAATTAAACAGTTTCTTTCTGGTTTTAAAGTTCTTACTAAAAAAATGGAAGGCCGAAAAGCTTCTAGTGATATTTGGAAAGGATTAACGACTGACGATATTAAATATTATATTGCTAATGCTAGGACAATGACAATAAAAGACATAGTGGACAATTTAAATGTTCCTTATCATCAAGTAGACAATTTAAAAAGCGTATTATTGAAAGCACAAAAAGAAAGTCCCTCAGCTTTTCGAAGAATTGTAGGTAGTTTTGATAGAAAAATATATGAAGGCCATCCGGGAAGAACCAGAGGTAGATTTTCTGATGTAGCTTTGGCTCCTGGTTCTAAGGATGTTATTGATGATATTACAAGAGCAGGGTTTAAAGATAAAACAATTAACGTAGGAGGTAAAAAAGAAACATTAATACCTTCTACAACTCGTCCACAACCTAAACTTCATGATCAAGGAACAGTTATGGCCGGCACTAAAGCAAGAACAGGTAGATATGGTTTAGTGTATGATGAAACAATGGAAGCTCAACAAGGCTGGAACATTCTTTTTGAACCTAAAACAAAAAATTTAAGGGCAACACAAACATCTACTCAATCTGCAAACATTAAACAAAACGTGTTTGAAAAAAAATTAATTAAACTGATGGACAAAAGACAAGCTTTAATTTCAGAGGGAAGTAAAAAAAGTTTTAACAGTACATCAAAATTAAAGGCTATTGCCCCTGAAAATAGAAATAAAACAATTTCAGAATTACTACAAAAAAATCAAGTTGAGCTTGGCGAAATAAACAAGAACATGAGTGATATTGGTGTAAGAACTTTAATGAGAATAAGACAACCAGATGGTAGCTATAAAATTAAACAATTCGGAGAGGTGTTAAGTGGCATGACTGATTTTCTTAAAAAGAGGCAAGCAGGTCTTTTAAAAGATGGCGGCCGCGCCATAGACTTCTCAAAGTACCGTGATACGTATGCCGATGGCGGTACAGTTATAAAATATAGAACTTTAATGAAAGACCTAGCTCAACAAGTATCGTGACAATGACCGATGACATTCTTGCGTGGTGCGAGAACTATTTAGAACCCAAAAACGAACATCTAGGTAATGTCCCTGTGTGCCCGTACGCGAAGCGTGCGCGACTTGGTAAGACTTACCGCATACTCGAGTGTACTAACTTTGCAGAGTTTCAAGATACAATTATAGCAGGTGCTAAGATTGCAAAAGAAAAAGATGTACAGATTGCAATTGTTGCTTGCGATGACATTGGTTATACCCCAGAAGAACTAGCTTCAGTAATAGATATTCTAAACCGTGTTCTAGTACCACAAGACATTTATCTAATGTGCTCACATCCTGAAGACGATGAAGAGGAGGAAGACGTAGAGTTTTTGGACACGGGCGACTGGGAACCAGAAAATTCTTTTATGATGGTGCTGATACAAAAGTTTGACGAACTAGAAAAAGCTAGTGACAATTTACGCAAGACTGGTTATTATGACCACTGGCCTGAGGATTATTACAAGGGCACAGTGTTAAAACGACAATCTTATAGGAGATATCGACATGATGGGAATGAAGAAAAGAGTTAAGCGCGTTATGAAAAGAGGCGGTGGCTCTGCTATGAAAAAACGTGTTATGAAAAGAGGCGGCGGCTCTGCTATGAAAAAACGTGTTAAGATGAAAAAAGGTGGGAAATCTTTTCCTGATCTAACAGGTGATGGTAAAGTTACTCGCAAGGACATTTTAAAAGGACGCGGCGTTAAATTAAAACGCGGTGGTTCTGCAATGAAAAAACGAATTAAGAAAAAGAACAAGTAATTATTGTCTTTAGGGGGATGTAATGACTGCTTGTAAGCATTGCGAGCACGAATGTCACTGTGGTCATGGCGGTTCGTGTAGAACGGACGGGTGTGACTGTTTGAATTGCGAGCATAATGCACTTGATGAATTTTGGAAACAACTAGGAGATAAAAAAAGCTCTGGTAAAACTAAATAAACTGCTATATTCTGTGCTAGTATTAATACGGGTAATAAAAAGGTGATTTAATGGGTGAATTTTTAGATTCTTTATCTGAAGGTTTTGAATATCTGACTGACCAAGAAGGTGTAGAGGCGAGAAAACGTGAAGACGACTCTTATCAGCGTTTTGTTTCATTTATGGAAGATAAAGATTATGGACCAGACAAAATGGATCAGGATTTTTTTAATAGACGCTTCACTTATGATGATCCACAAAATTTTCAAAAATTTTTAGATAGATATAATGCTCAACAAGCACAGACAAAAAAAATATTTGAAGTTAATAAGAAAATTAAAGAGAATCCAGACTACACACCTCCACTTACTGAAGAACAACAGAAGTTGATGGACTATGGCATACCATTAGAAAGAGTATTAGACATGACCGGAGGGTACATATCAGAAGTAACTGGTGAGTCATGGGGAGGTTCAGGTTCATATAACACAGGTGGCCGTGTAGGATTTCAAGGTGGAGGTATGGGTTATAAAGACATAGTAGAACGTTTTGCTGAAGGGTTAACTGACAGAGAATTTATAGAATTTGAAATGATGTCACCAGATCAACAAATGGAAGTAATGAAACGTGCTGGTGTTATGAGAGATGATATGAACATTGGCGGCCGTGTAGGGTTGGCCCTTGGCGGTGAACCAGATCCATACATGGAAGATTATAGAGACAAAGTAATTCGTGATCCAATATTAGAACCCGGCGATGAAATGATGCCGGACGACGAACAAGGGATAGTTTCAATGTTACAAGATGAACAAGACCCTGAAAGAAAAGTTATGTTAGCCATACAAATTATTCAAAGTATGGGAGACAGAGGAATTGAAATAGTTCAATCAATATTAAGCCCAGAAGAAATTGCAATGGCTGTTCAAGTTATTCAACAAATGGATACAGGTGCTGATCAAGGTATAGATAGCATACAGATGGCTGCTGAAGGCGGCCGTATAGGTTTTCAAGACGGTGGGGATGATTATCAATCTCCTCCTTTTATTGACGACCCTGCTGGAACATTTGACACTGATCCAATGGAATTACGCGAAATGATTGAAAGTGAAGGAACACTAAAAACTGCAAGTAGCATGGGCGATGTATTTATGCAAGCAATGGAAGATTCTTCTGTACTTGAACTTGATTCATGGTTAATGAAATATCAACCGTTTGGTTTAAGAGAAGATGATTATTTTAATTTTAAAACAATGGGACCGCAAGCAAGAGGGCCAGAGGCAACTGAAGGGTTAGCCACATTGAGAGTTTAGAATGGCAATATTAGATAGAGACTTACCGCTTAAAGAACAAATGAAATTTGATATACGAGCGCAAGAAGTAGATGTTATGGACGGCGATCCGCAATTAGATGCTGATGGTGGCGCTACTATAAGTTTTGGTCCATCACAACCTATGATGGGCGGACATAATGAAAATCTTGCTGACAACATGGACGAAGGTGATCTTGATGTAATAGCAAGAGAACTTTCTGATGCATACGAAGGTGACAAAGATTCTCGTGAAGATTGGTCATCAACTTATGCTGAAGGTTTAGATTTGTTAGGCATGAAGTACGATGACCGTACTAATCCTTTTCCCGGTGCATCAGGTGTATCACATCCATTACTTGCAGAATCAGTAACACAGTTTCAAGCGCAATCTTATAAAGAACTATATCCTGCAGGTGGCCCTGTAAAAACACAGATTATGGGTGCAACTAATCCACAAGTAGATGCACAATCTAATCGTGTTAAAGAATTTATGAATTTTCAACTTACCCACGTCATGGAAGAGTACGAGCCCGAACTTGATCAGATGTTGTTTCACCTACCGTTGTCAGGTTCGGCGTTCCGTAAAGTGTATTTCGATAATACACTAGGTAGACCAGTTGCTAAGTTTGTATCATCAGAAGATTTAGTTGTTCCTTATCAAGCAACAGATTTAATGACATGTTCTAGAATTACCCACGTTGTAAAAATGATGGCCAACGATCTACGGAAGTTTCAAGTATCAGGATTTTACCGTGATGTAGAAGTAGGCAATCCACCAGATGATGACCCAAGTTCTGTTCAAGAAAAAATTGACGAACTTGATGGTAAGAAAAAAGTTTACACTAAAGATGATATATACACATTACTAGAAATACACACTGATCTTGATTTACCAGGATATGAAGATGTCAATCAGGCAGGCGAAGAGACTGGAATTAGTTTACCGTATATTGTAACTATAGAAGAAAATTCAAATGAGGTTCTATCAATAAGAAGAAACTGGAATGAGCAAGATCCACTTAAAACTAAAAAACAATATTTCGTACATTACAAATTTTTGCCTGGTCTTGGCTTTTATGGTTTTGGTCTTATTCATATGCTTGGTGGTCTCACAAAAACCGCAACATCTATATTACGACAGCTTATTGATGCAGGCACACTCGTCAATTTACCAGCCGGATTTAAAGCTCGCGGGCTTAGAATCCGTGATGATGATCAACCATTAACTCCTGGAGAGTTTAGAGATGTTGACGCTCCTGCTGGAGACATTCGTAATTCATTAGTACCATTACCTTACAAAGAGCCATCACAAACTTTGTTTAACTTACTTGGTTTTGTAACTGAAAGTGGTAAATCATTTGCAGCTGTTGCTGACATGAAACTTGGAGAAGGCAATGAAGTAAATCCTGTTGGTACAACAATGGCATTACTAGAGCGCGGCATGAAAGTTATGTCTGCAATTCATAAAAGAATGCATTCAGCACAAGGTAAAGAATTTAAATTATTGTCAAAACTTTTTGCAGAAACTTTACCACCAGTTTATCCGTATCAAGTTGTTGGTGGCAATCAAGCAATCAAAGCACAAGACTTTGATGCACGTATTGATGTAATACCTGTATCTGATCCTAACATTTTTTCAATTACACAACGTGTAACATTAGCGCAACAACAATTACAATTAGCACAAGCTGCACCACAAATGCATAACGTACACGAAGCATATAGAAGAATGTATGAAGCAATGGGTGTGCAAAACATTGAAGCAATTTTACCACCACCACCGCAACCACAACCAAAAGATCCAGCAACAGAAAATGCAGACCTTCTTGCAGGTATGCCGGCGCAAGCGTTTCAAGGACAAAATCACGACGCTCATATCGAAGCACACTTTTCTTTAATGTACAGTAGTGTTGTTAAAGGTAATCCAATGGTAATGGCAAATGTACAAGCACACATCATGCAACACATATCATTAAAAGCACAAGAGCAAGTACAAGCTGAAATGGCACCACAATTACAGCAATTACAGCAAATGCCACCACAACAAGCACAAGTTATTCAGCAACAAATGATGGCTGAAATGCAAAACAAAGCAGCAGTTATCGAACAAGAATTAATTAGTGAGTTTGTTGCAGAGTACGAAGAATTATTAAAAGATTCAGGAAATGATCCATTAGTAGAACTTAAAAAAGATGAATTAGCATTACGTGAAAAAGAAATGGTGCGTAAAGGTCAAGAGGCAAATAAAAAACTAGGTCTTGAGAAGAAAAAATTAGATACTAATACTAAAGTTGATCGTGAAAAAATTGACCAACAAAAAGATGCTGTGGCTATTAGGTCCGCTATCGCTGTTGATAAATTAGAAAAAGATTCAGTAAACAAAATCATGGACAAAGCCGAGAAAATAACGTCTAATATGGAAAAAACAGTAGCAGCAGCTACTAAACCCAATGGAAGAGAACAATAATGGCTGTTAACTCAGTAGACAAAGCTATTTCTTACGATGACGACGACGAACGCGTAGAACTTAGATTTGGAGGCGGCGCTAGACGAGGTCGTAGAGGAAGAGGACCGCAAAGAGGAAGAAGAGGAAAAGGTCCAAAAAGAGGAGGTGCTAGACAAAATAGAGGTAAAAGAGGGCCGCAAAGAGGTAAAAGAACTAGTAGAAAAAAAACTTCAGGTCCTAGAACTAGAGGTAGATTAGGTCCAACTAAAAAATCAACTCCGGGTCCTAAAACTAGAGGTAGATTAGGTCCAACTAAAAAATCAACTCCGGGTCCTAGCTTTAGAGGCAGATTAGGCCCAACTAAAACATCTTCATACGGATCACCTACAGGAAACATTCATGCAGGGATGACATCTTCTAGCGTAAATACACCAACAAAAACTACAGGAAAATTAGATAAATCATCAAAAGTAGTTTCTAAATCAAATCAAGCGCAACAAGAATTAGCAAATGTTACTGGTGGGTTTAAATATAATATAGATCCTAAATATAGCGGTAATTTAGCTGGAGCTATTATGAAGTCTCAAAAAGACGCATATGATAGAAGTTTGCAAGGAAGACAAGAAAAAGCAGCTATGGAAGCATTACAAGCAGGAGAAGCTAAACAAGTTTCTCCATCATCTGCAAGTGTTCGTTCTAAAGTAGCAGAAATGGAAACTTCAAGAGAAAATCTATTAAACAAAGCTAAGCAAAATAAAATATCTAATGCAGAATTAAATCAGCTTTCACAAATGAATAGAAACATTGGGCTTAATGAAACAACAGGCATGGGTCTTATGGAATCACTTAGATATCAAGGAACACGTCCTGAGCTTGCACGAGATTTGAAAAAAACAGCAGAACGACTTGGGTCAATTCCAACACCAATGAATTTGATTCGAAAAGCAATATTTGGAGCAAAAGAATTAACGCAGCCCGTGAGAGCTATGTTTAATGAAGATTTACGTCAAGACATTGCAACCGGTAAATTTGAATCTGGTCAAGAAAGACCAGGGATGTTCAGTGGACTTCGTGAGGGTATAGGAAACTTTTTTGGTGGGTTAGACATAGGACCGTCTGGAGTAGAAAATGAAAGAAGAGGTGGGGAAAGAATACCATTAAATTTAAGAGATGGCATATATGGAGGTGTTGATCCTCTTTCTTCTTCAGCAGTTGCAAGAGATGTTTCACCTCTTTCTACACCTGCAACAAATGTTGTTAATCCAACAACAGGCGCGATAGATTATTCTAGTGCAATGGCAACTTCCCCAGTACTATCAAATCAAATGTTAGCTTCTCCTGCAACATTACCAACAATGGCTACTCAAGGAACACCTTACAGATTAAGAAATTATTACGCAGGAGTTCTTGGACAAGATCCTGCTATGTATGCTGCTAACGGCGGTAGAGTAGGTAAAATGCACGGTGGCATGATGATTATGGGAGATGATGGGGTTGTAAATAATGGAATCGGTGGTATAATGAAAAAATATCAACAAATAAGATCGGAGTTATAATTATGGTAATAGGAAAATACGTAGGTAAGGAAAAAGGTAAAAAGATATCTAGCAAAGTTATGTCAGTGGCAAAAAAAGCAGCAATGGCTGCTATACCTGGATTAGGAGCAGCTAAACTTGCTTCTTTAGGTTTAAAAAAACTTAATAAAAAAACAAAAGCTGGACCAAAAGGTAGACCAGGATCACAGATCCACAAAGCTACAAGTGTAAAAAGAGCAAAAGATAAAAAACCAAAAACCAGAACGGTAACTAAACGAGGACAAACAAACCCGAAATCAAAACGTATTTAAATAAATAAAGAAATTTATGGACGGATTATGGTTGAGCGATAAGATTTTACGTCTTATTCGCGACAAGAAAGAGCAGACAACACAATTTGTAATGCAAGGTAGCACTACTGAGCGTCAAGATTACAATTTTATGATTGGAAAGTTTCGTGTTCTTGAAGAACTAGAAAATGATATTAAAGAAATACTAGATAAAGGAGAAAAAAATGACTGATTTAATTTTACCAGAGCGCATGGCTAAAGCTAGACGCAAACAAAAGGCAAAAATAGACGAAGAAGGCAAAACTGCTGTTGAAATAGAGCAAAAACAGCAAGAAGTTGAAGATATTTATGGTGAAAGAGAGTCAAAGTACATTGATCCTGATAATATTGATGAAAATATAGCTGAAAAACTACCAAAACCTACTGGTTGGCGAGTATTAATACTGCCTTATTTAGGTGCTGAGAAGAGTAAAGGTGGTATTATTTTAACTGACCAATCACGTGAAAGAGAGCAGTTAGCAACCGTTTGCGGTTATGTGTTATCCACTGGCCCTGATGCGTATGCAGATACAAATAAGTTTCCTGAAGGACCTTGGTGCAAAAAAGGTGATTGGGTGATCTTTGCACGTTATGCGGGGTCAAGATTAAAAATTGATGGCGGTGATTTAAGACTCTTGAATGATGATGAAATTCTTGCTATAATACAGGACCCGACTGACATATTACATATGTAGTCGATCTTGCAAATTAAATAACCATGGAGAACAAGAACCATGCCTGAGGCACAAAAAGAAGTAAAAGAGGAACAATTAGTTCCCATTGACACTAGCGGAGATTCCGTTGATGTTGAATTAGACGAATCCAAAGTAAAACCAGTTGAAGAAGAAGTTGTAGAAGAACAGGAACAAGAAGAACCTGAACAAGAAGCAACGGACGACGAACAAGAGTCAACGGAACACGATGAGTATAGCGAAAAAGTTAATAAACGAATTTCTAAACTTGTCGGTAAACTTCGTGAGTCTGAACGTCGTGAAGATGCAGCACTAAAATATGCACAAGGTTTAAAAGGTAGACAAGAGCAACTAGAAAATCAGTTAACAAATTTAAACCAAAGTTATGTTGCACAAGCTGAAACTGCTTCGACATCACAAGTTGAAGAAGCAAAATTAAGATTAAAAAAAGCTATTGAAGAAGGAGATGTAGAAGGACAAGCGCAAGCACAAACTATTCTCGCGCGCGCGTCGCTTGATGCTGAACGAGCAAAAATTCAAAAAGAACAACTTGAAGCCCAAGCTCAACAGTTTCAACAACAAGCTACAGAACAACCTGTTTATCAACAAGCACAACAAGCTCCACCACCACCAGATCCAAAAGCTCAATCTTGGGCAGCATCAAATGAGTGGTTTGGACAAGATGAAGCAATGACATATACGGCATTTGCAATTCATAGAAAACTTGTTGAACAAGAAGGATATGATCCAAAGTCTGATGAATATTACGGAGAAATTGACCGTCAGATAAGAGAACAATTTCCTCAAAAATTTGAAGCAGAAAAAAGCAAAAAAACAGTTGACCAAACTGTTGCACCTGCGGTAAAGTCAGTTTCCAAACAAGGAAAACGAACTGTGAGACTCACACCCTCACAGGTTGCAATCGCTAAAAAGCTAGGTGTGCCATTAGAAGAATACGCTAAATACGTGAAGGAGTAGCATATGAATAAGAAAACAAGAACCTCACGCTCATCTCAAACTAGAGAGAAAACTGCCAGAAGGCAGCCTTGGCGACCACCATCTAGGTTAGACGCGCCAACTCCTCCAGCTGGATTCAAATATCGTTGGATTCGTGCTGAAGTTATGGGCCAAGAAGACAAAAAGAATGTATCAGCTCGAATGAGAGAAGGATACGAACCAGTTAGACTGGAAGAACTTGGAGATTTTGAAGCCCCAACTGTTGAGGACGGCACAATGAAAGGCGTCGTATCCGTAGGTGGATTACTGCTAGCCAAAATACCTGAAGAAATTGTTGAGGAACGAAATGCGTATTTCGCTCAACAAACGCGGGAACAACAGGAATCTGTTGATAACAATCTTCTAAGGGAGCAGCATCCTAGTATGCCTATTGACAATCCAAGTAGGCAATCGAGAGTAAGCTTTGGCGGTGCAAAAGAATCTAAATAGATTTTACACCTAACAACATTGTTCAAAGATTTGGATTAATAACAACTAATAATTTATTAGTCTAAGGAGGACTATAATTATGGCAAATCAAGACGCAGCCTTTGGGTTTAGACCTACAAGGCATTTAAGTGGCGGTCAGATGCGTACTGAAGAGTATGCTATAGCAGCTAACTACGGAAGTGATATTTTCACTGGACAAGTAGTTGAAGCAGTAGCAGCTGGAGGTATTGAACAAGCAGCAGCTGGAGATACACAACAATTAGGTGTTTTCGGTGGATGTTTTTATACTGACCCAACAACAAGTAAACCAACATACAACGCGTACTATCCACAAAGCACAAATGCTTCTGATATCGTTGCGTATGTTTACGCAGATCCTGATATTGTGTTTGAAGCACAACATGATGGAACTGGAACAGCAGCTATGAATCACTCAGCTATGGACTTTGCAGGAGTTGCTGGTAGTACAACTACTGGTATTTCTACTTCTGAACTTGCTACCTCTACTTCTGGTACAGGTGCTGGATTCAAACAAATTGGAATCTCAAAAGATCCTGAAAATAGTGATACTAGTGCTGCTAATGCAAATGCTTATTGTGTATTTAGCACAGGTGAGCACGTGTATAAACTCATAACAGCAGTATAGGAGGATTTAAACTATGGCTATAAACAGAGCACAACTTGCTAAAGAGTTAGAACCTGGTTTGAATGCACTATTCGGACTAGAGTACGCACAATACGAAAACCAACATGCTGAAATTTTTGACACAGAAAATTCTGATAGAGCTTTTGAAGAAGAAGTAATGCTATCAGGTTTTGGTGCAGCATCAGTTAAGCCTGAAGGAACTTCAGTTAACTTTGATTCTGCAACTGAGTCATTCACAGCACGTTATACGCACGAGACAGTAGCACTTGCTTTCTCAATAACTGAAGAGGCTGTAGAGGATAACCTTTACGACAAAGTCAGCACTCGTTATACAAAAGCACTTGCACGTTCAATGGCACACACTAAACAAGTAAAAGCTGCAAACGTATTAAACAATGCGTTTGATTCAAGCTTTACTGGTGGTGATGGTAAGGAGCTTTGCGCTACTGACCACTCAACAACTAGTGGAAACCAAAAGAACGAATTGTCAACAGCTGCAGACCTTAACGAAACATCATTAGAGCAAGCAATGATCGACATTGCTGCTTTTGCTGATGATAGAGGTCTAAAAGTTGCTGCCAAAGCTCGTAAGATGATCATTCCATCAGCTTTACAATTCACAGCAGAAAGACTTATGAAGTCTGCTGGTAGAACTGGAACTTCTGATAATGATATTAACGCAGTGAAAAGCATGGGTATGATTCCTGAAGGTTATGTAGTGAACAACTACTTAACTGACACAGATGCATTCTTCATTAAGACGGATGTGCCTAACGGGATGAAACATTTCCAAAGAGCAGCAGTTGCTACTTCTATGGAAGGTGATTTCGAAACTGGTAACGTTAAATACAAAGCTAGGGAAAGATACAGCTTCGGCTTCTCTGACTGGCGTGGTATTTTTGGTTCACCAGGCGCTTAATTCTTAAAAGCAAAGAACAAATTGAGGGCGGCTTCGGCCGCCCTTTTTATTTGCATTTAAGAATTTAAAAGAGTATATTCATTGCACTGCGATTAATTTAGTTAATGTAGACGCACGCAGTCGACTGCCTAGAGGACTACATTAACAAAACTAGGAGGATTAAAAATATGGCAAACCCACATTTTCAAAATATAATAAATTGGGCTGGTAATACTGTTGCAACAAAGCATAAGAAGGACCAACCAATGTTCCCACCAATACCATCAGATCAAACATCTTATGGTTATTTTAATGACTTTTTTACATACACTGCAACTGATTGGACTGTTACGTCAACTGACGGTGGTAGTGATTCAGGAGAAGTTATTCAAGCAACAAGTTCAGCCGGAGGAGCGTTAATCGTTACAACTAACGATGCAGATAACGATTCGGAAGAACTGCAACTAAAAGGCGAAGGCTTTAAATTAAGCACTAGTAAAAGAGCTTACTTTTCAGCTAGATTTAAATTAAGTGATGCTACACAATCTGACATGCTTATCGGATTAACAATTACAGACACAACTGCAATAGATGCTGTTTCAGATGGTGTTTGGTTTGGAAAAGATGACGGCGACGCTTATTTAGATTTTGTTGTAGAAAAAAACGGTACAGAAACTGAATCTGCTGCTATTGCTACATTGTCAGATGACACATTTGTAACTGCAACTTGGTTTATTGATCCAGACAGAGGATCTGTTTATTATTCAATTAATAATGCAGAACCTGTAGCTGTAGCTAATACTAATTTACCAGATGACGAAGAGCTAACTGTAACAATAGCTATTCAAGCTGGTGCAGCTGCTGCTAAATCAGTAGTTGTTGATTACGTAACAGCAATTATCGAAAGATAATAATAATTAATGTGGGCGCCTAAGCGCCCACAGTTTCTTGATTAAGGAGGGAAACATATGGCAGATACAGTAACAGGACCAACGATCCTACAACAAAATGATAATCGTGTTACGATTAAGATAGTCAATCAATCAGATGGCTCGGGTGGAACAACCGTATTCGGTGATGTTTCAGCAATGGCAGCACGCGCAGATGGAACTTCTGTAGCACACTTAGCACTAATGAGAGTTTGGTTTGCATGTGACACAGGGGACGGTGGAGATTCTTACGCTCGTCTTGATGAAGAAGATTCAGATGGAGATATTCCAGTTATTGGATTAACAGGAACAGGATATTGGGACTTTAGAGAGTTTGGTGGTATACCAGCAGATAAATCTAGTAATAGTAACCAAAGTGATGTTAATCTTGTAGTTCCAAGTACAGCAAATGCTGGTAATATGTACACAATTATAGCTGAATTCCAAAAGATTTATTAGGAGTAATATATGGCTGTATCAGGATCTACAGATTTTAATCTGGACGCCGCTGAGGTTATCCAAGAAGCTTACGAACGATGTGGCTTACAAGAAACAAGTGGTAAAGACTTACGTACAGCCGTACGTAGTATGAATCTTCTTATGGCTGAGTGGGCCAACCGTGGTCTTAATTTATGGACCGTAACTCTTGGTACACAATCAACAACAGCTAGTGACAAAGATTATGCATTAAATGCAAATATTGTAGACGTATTAGAAGTATCAGTAAG